GTCCATATCGATGACAAAGCGCGGTGAAGCGAAGGCCGGGCCGAACTTGATCTGGCCTGCAGCGAAGCGAATGTCCGAAGACGGATTGCCGTCAGACTGGCGCGCGCTGAACTGCACCCCGGCGAAGGCTGTCCCGGCCTGAACCGCGATCAGGCGTGTGGCCAGAAGTTCATCCACAGATGCAGAGACCGCCGTCAGGTCCGTGGCGATGGCGCCCACCTCGCCATCCAGCGTGTTCACGTCCGCTTCCAGCAATGTCAGGGCGGTTGAAGTCGCATCCTGATCATCGGCCAGCGTGTTGAACTGCAGCGTCAGGCTGGCGAGCGAGTCCCCCACCGCACTGAATTGCGTGGTCGTAGACGCGGTGAAGGCCGACAGATCATCCGCCACCGTGGTGACGCTCGTCTGCACCCCGGCGATGGAATCGTTGAGTGCGCTGATCTGCGTGGTGCGGGTGTTCGTTTCCGCCACCAGATCAGACGCCAGCGTGGTGACTTCATCCTCTACCAGCGCGAGGGCATCATCCACCGCGCTGATCTGCAGCGTCAGGCTCGATTGCACCGCCTCGGTGGCGGTGATCCGCTCGGTGCGTTCCTGCACAAACAGGTTCACCGCCTTGCGCTCGACGCCCCGGCGCTGATTGGCCTCTTCGATCAGGGACCGGATCGTCGCCTGGGCGGCTGATTTGCCCGTCGCGATCACCTCGTCCGCCAGCGCGGCCAACCGCTCATAGGTGTAATCGCCGACCCCCGACGCCACCACTTCACCCGGGATCACTACGCCCTCGATCACCGCCCAGCTGGACGGCTCGCGCCATTGCGCCCAGGTCTGAAGGCCCACATCCACCGTCTGTCCATAGGGGATGGTGTAGATGGTCTTGCCGCCCAGGCGCGGCTCGATCGCGTCGATCTGGGCGAAGCTTGAGTCCGGATCCCCGGCGGGCTTGATGGCGACCAGCACCATCTGCGCCTCGGGGCTGGTGATGGGGTCAAAGCTGACGGTCAGCGCCGGGCGCTTCACCCCGCCTTCGCTTTCCTCGAGCGCGGCAGTCGCACTGACGCTGTCAGGCGCAGCCAGCGCCGGGGCGGTCGCCGCCTCCACATCCACCTGCACGGAGTCCGACCAGTCGCCCTGGTCATCCCGCGGGCCGACCGAAGCGATCTGGAGATCGAGCGCGGCGCGTGGCAGATCCGGCGTGCGCAGACGCACGGTCCAGCCCTCCACCTCATCGCCCTCGATCACATCGCCGCTGATCGCGCTTTCCGTCCAGCCGCCGGAGGGCCGGATGCGCCAGCGCACGCGCCAGCCCAGATCCGTGCGCGGCACATCCACCGAGCCCGCCCCGGCGATATCGTATGAGCGCACGGGCGCCGGGAAGGTCAGCACCGCCACCGCCTGACGCTGCCCGCCAAAGCGGGACTCCGTATCCACCTCGGCGCTGACATCGCCCGTGTCGATCACGGGCGGAGTCGACAGCTCACTCTCGGACGGCGCTGGCGGCGCAGCGCCCTCTTCGGAGTCCGGATCGAACTCATCCGCATCCGTGTCATAGATCGCCCAGTCGAGGATGACCGCGCCGCCATCGGAGAAATCAATCTCCAGCGCTTCGACCTCGACAATCTTGCCGCGCAGGAATTCGGAATTGGGAAAGTCCGCCGAGAATTTCAGCCAGCGCTCACCCATCAGATCGAGCGCCGGCAGGGACAGGCGCAGGGTTCCGCGCGCTTCGGAATTGCGGCGCAGGGCGATGCGTTTGAGCAGGCGCGTCAGCTGGCCATGGGACTGGACCTGAGTCATCGGCACGCGCTCATAGCGGCGCTTGCCGGTCAGCGCGATCGAGCCCTGATCATACCAGGGCGCGCCCTCGACCTGGCTGAATTTCTTGTCGGGATCGGTGTAGAAGCCGACAAAGACATTCTTGAGCTGCTCATCGGGCACGCCGCGATTGATGGCGTGACTGATCACCCAGTCGGAATCGATCTCCACCGCCGAGCCGTCATAGGCTCCGGCCTTCACCGTCAGAGCGCCGTCGCCGGTTTCGGACATCCAGCCATCAAACGCGGCCAGAAATCGGGCCAGCGTGTCCGCAGGCTCTTCCCCGACAAAATACTCGAAGTCGCACTGATAGCGCCGCTCGGTCCCGCCCCCCTTTCTGGCCACGGTCTGGTCGCAGACATTGGCGGCGGCGATCCAGGCGTCGAGATGGGGAGCGATCTCGGTCTCGAAATCCATGCCCAGCCCCAGCGCACGGTCCGGCTCAGACGGATCGGGAACCGCCGGATTGCACATATAGGTGACCATCTGCAGGACCGGATTGCGCGAACCGGGAGTCCAGCCGCGCCAGTCATCAATCGACTGCCCGGACTGGCGGAAGTCGAAACAGTACTGGGCGCGATAAACGACCGAGGGGCGCGGCAGGCCCAGAGGATAGACCTTGGGCAGGCGCTCCTTTTTCGGACCGAGACAGAGCAGCTCCAGCGCGGCGACGCCATCCATGCAGTGCTGGGATGACCACTCGCCCGGCACCTTGCCCGCCGCCCGGGTGAAGGCGGTCTGGTTCGCGGTCCCCAGACGGGTGTCGATATAGATCGCCTCGAAATACTGACCGGTCCTGGAATCCCCCAGCACGAAGCCCGCGCCCAGCGAGCCGGTACCGAGCTGAACCAGATCATCATGGAGATAGATCTGGTCGATCCCGGCGATGCGGCCGTCATGAAAGGCCAGCACATCGATGGAATCCCCGCCCGCGGTGGAATAGAGCGAATACGCCCCCGCCGAGCGGACCCTGCCAAAGGCGGCGGCGCGTTCGGGCGTGGGCTGGCGCTGCGCAATCCGGCTGTCGGGCGTGCTGACGCGGGGCGCAAAGGCGGCGTTGAGGGCGGCGGAGGCGCCGACCGTCAGGCCGACCTTGGCGGCGAAAACCGCGCTTTTCGCCAGGAAGGCTGCAGCCGCCTTGGAGGCGCCCGCCTTGATCGCGCTGGAGGCGACGACCTTGAAGATATAGGCGGCGGCGGTTTCAGCCATGAACAACCCTCCACACCTTCAGCGCATCCACCTGTGTGATCACCAGACCATCGCGACCCGCCCAGAGCGCCCAGCCGCAAATGGGCGCGCGAACGGCGCACACCCGGTTCCGGCGTCCGTTTGAATCCAGAGTGGTCACCAGCCCCACATCGCCGGGGCGAGCTTTCGGACAGGCCACCGCCCGGGCGCCGCAGCCTGCAGCGACTTCGGCCATGGCGCGTCGGATGCCGCCGCGCTGCGCCAAAGCCGCCCGCCAGTCCTGTTCGGAAAGATCCCGCACCCAGGGCGCTGGATGTTCGCCCGTCGCCCGCTCCACCCAGTCGGCAGCGAAGGCGGCGCAATTGGCGAAGTCCGCGCCGGCGGCGTGATCGAGCCAGCGGGCGAGTTCCGCGCTCACGCCTTGGGCCATTTCTTCTCAACGCCTTCAGACAGCGCCGCCACATTGTCAAAGCCGCGATCGCCGGGCGCATCAAGCGCCTGATCGGTCGGGGTCCAGAAGAACGCCTTGCCCTGACGGCGCCCGGTAAAGCGTGAGCCGATGGAGATCGAGACGGTAGAGGTGGGGCGCGTCGGATCCCGCCCGTCCTGAGACCCGGACGTGCCGTGCGACACGCCGCGCCAGATCCAGCGCACGGCGCCCACGGGCTGCCAGTGCTTATCCAGCGGCCAGAGGCCGAACACCGCCTGTCGATTGCGGGCCGAGACGGCTTCGGCTTCCGCCAAAGCCGCCAGGCGTCCATCCTCATCCGGCGCGCTCAAGGACAGCTCGATCCGGCTGGCCGTGCCGTTGAACAGGGATTCCAGCGTCGGAAGGTCCGGCAAGGCCCCGAGACCCTGATAAAGCGCGCCATCCACCGTCTCGACCGTATCGGACGGCACCGGCAATTCCCCTGGCCCCGACCAGATCCGGACCGGGGTCGGCGTGGCCAGGCGGAACAACAGGGCGAAACGATTGCCCGCCTCCTGCATGGCCGTGCGCTGCGCATCGCTAAACAGCGCCATTCACCCGCTCCATATGCTCGCGCCATTCCACGGTCTTGTTCTGGATGACCGTCTCGCCATCCTCATCCACGGTCGCAGCCTCAGGATTGGCGAGCACCATCACGCAGCGCGGATTCTCGATATCGAGCGCGGTTCCGGATGCGGCCGCCTCGCGCAAGGGCGGACGGACGCTGATCGACCAGACGCCGCCTGCTTGCGCTGTGGCGGACCGGATGCGGTAGAAACGCGGCCCCCAGCCGGGATGGTCAATCGTGAAGACATGGCCGCGCGTCAGCGCGCCACCGCCGGTGACCAGCACGCTCAGCACCGTGGCGCGGGCGACCGCATTGGCGGACAGGGCGATCGCGCTGACACCCTCGGGCGTGGTGATGCGTTTTTTCAGGGGCACGATCACAGGCGTCGAGCCGCCATCGCAGCCATCGATGAAGCCGTTCCAGTCGAGCTGGACGGCATCCGATCTGAGCGAACACTCCTCGCGCGCGGTCCAGAAGCCGCCGCCGGAGAAATTCGCCGTGGCGATGACGCCCGATTTTGAGCGCCCGCCGATGACCGCCGCGCCGACCAGTGTCGCGCCATGGCGCTTGCGTTGCGCCACAAAAGACCAGACCTCCAGAGCCATGATCCCCTCCTAGCCCTTCAGGGCGGTCTGCTGTGCGAGCGACTGGCTCAGCCCGCTTTGTGTTTGCTTGGCAGCGGCGGCGGAGACCTCGACAGCGGTGTTCGCCGCCGTCTCGCGCACCAGGTCGAGGATGACATCCAGCTCCAGCCCGTTATTGGTCTGGCGTTTCTCGACACGGGCGCCGGCCGGCGCGCCGATGACATTGACGGTCACGTTCGGCTGGGCGCGCTGGCCCAGGCTGGGGCCGATCATCAGGGGTTCGCCGTCCGACACCCGGGCGAAGGGCCGACCATTGAGGGCGAGGACGTTGGCGTCGATACCGGGACGCCCGCGAATTTCGCCCGCAAAGCCCCGATCAAAACCAGGCAGCCCCTTGGTCCCGCCCGCCCCGGTGAAGCCTTGATTGAACAGGCCTTCCAGCGGGCCGAACAGCGCGCCTGCAATCGGGCCGAGCACGAAACGCTGCATGGCCAGCTCGAGCATGATGCCGAGCATGCGGCGGCCCATATTCTCGAAAGCCTCGCCGGCAGACTGGGCGTTCTCGGCGACCAGGCGCAGCTCCCCGCCCATGATGCGCAGGGCGCCGGTTGACAGGTCATCAATCTGGCCGGCGGTGTCCTGCGCCTCTTCCGCCATGCGGCGCAATCCGCCCAGCGCCCGGCCCGATTGGGCCCGGGCGATCTCATAGGCGCGCTCTTTGGCCTTGTCGGCCTCGGTATTGATCACCGGATTATCCGCGCCGCCCGGATCAGACGGATCGCCGGGCGCCTTGCCCGGGCGCAGGCTCGGAACCACGCCCGCCATGTCGAGCAGGTCCTGACGCAGGCGCAGTTCGCGCTCCATCGCCGTGACCACGCCCAGACGGGCGCGTTCCTGCGCCACAATCGCGGCGATCTGGTCGCTGCTGATCGCCAGACCGGCCTCACGCGCCGCGTTCAGATCGCTTTCCAGCTCGGCCAGTTGCTGGACCGGCGTCATCAGGCCGCGAATCCGGGTCTCGACCAGCGCCTCCAGCTCGAGGCGGCGCTCGGCGGAGAGATTGGCGGCGTTGTCATTGGAGGCGCCGGGCAATTCAGACGGAGCGCGGACGTAACTGGCGGCGAGATCCGCTTCAGCGCGCGCCGTCAGCTCGACAATCCGCTGGCGTTCGGCCAGAGCCGTCAGGATCCGCCCCAGACGCTCTTCCATGCGCTCAAGTTCAACGACCGCCATGCGTTGTTCGCGGGTATGCTGGGCGCCATCACCGAGAATACTGCGATACCGGGCGATCTGTTCTTGCAGCACGTCCGCCTGCAGCTCGAGCTGGGACAGGGTGCGGTCTTCCAGCGCCACCCGGGACAGCAGGATCGCCGCCTTCTGTTCCTCAAACCGGGCCAGCGCAGTCTGGCGGGCCTCTTCAGCCCCCAGCAGCGCCTGGGACTGGATCTGGCGCGCCCGTTCCTGACGCAGTTCCGCCGCCGCGATCCTGTCCGCCGCCTCGGCGAAACGCGACAAAGCGCCATCGGTCAGCGCCTGATTGGCCAGCTCAGCCTGTTCACGGATCCGGCTGATCTCATCGCCCGTGCGCTGCAGCAAGGGCGCGGCGTCACGCAGGCCCAGCTTGTCCGCGAGCGCCAGACGGCGCGCCGGGTCCTCGATCTCGGCCAGACGCTCCAGCACGCGATCGAGCGCCTGCTCGACGGGCAGGTCAGTGGCGCCCAGATCTTCCAGCCCCAGGGCGGACAGGCCCTCGCGCGCCTCGCCCGTGCCGAGCGTCCGAAACTCGCCCAGTCGCTTGGCGAACTCTTCCAGCGCGCGATCGGCCTGCCCGGCATCCCCGCGCACAAGACGCAGGGAATCGCGGAAGACCAGCACGCTCTCGGCGCTGACGCCCGCCACCCGGGACACATTGGTAATGGACGCGGCGAAGTCCGTGGTCTGGTTGGCGCGCTCCATCAGGACCAGCGCTTCGCGGATCGCGGCGGCTAGGACGCCGACGCCCGCCGCCGCCGCCAGACCGTATGGCCCCAGCGAACCGAGGATCCGCCCAAAAGGCCCGGCCTCAGAGGCGGCATCCTTCACCGCATCGCCCAGCTCAACAATGGTCGCCTTGGCGAGCTTGCCCTCGCGTTTGATCGGCTGCATGGCGCGGGACAGATCCCGCCCGATGCGCTCGCCCGCCGGGCCCAGCGCATTGAGACGGCGCATCAGCTCTTCCTGACCGCGCAGATCGAGCCGGATAACGACAGACCCGGCCTTCTGATTACGGGCCATCCGCGCCTCCTTTCCCGTCCTGTCGCTCACGTCGCAGGGCGAGGCCTGCGAACAGGCCCGCCTCGGCGGCGTCGATCAGGTCGTTGAGTTCGTGGTCGGGCACGTCGGGCAGACGCCGGCGGGCCTCTTCCATGTCGATCCCGTCCACCCCGGCGAAGCCGCGGCGCAGGATGGTTCCGCGCTTGATCAGGTCGAGCAGGCGCTGACCGGCCCAGGAGTGCGGGGCGTGTTCGACCTGCGGGCAGAGATGGCTTGGCGGATCATCCGGGCCGTCACAGCGCGGATCGCGCACCCGCCCGCCGCTGGCGCAGGCCTCGCCCATCTGGGCGCAGTCGCGGCAATTCTCATCGCCCCCTGCAAACAGGTATTTGCAAAGGGCGCTTAGCCGTTTCCCTCTTGCGATATCCCGGCCAGCTTGCGCATCAGCCAGTTCTCGAACCGGTTGGCGATATAGGGCAGGCGCATGGCGGCGCAGATCGAGACGGCGTCGGGCTCGATGGGATCGCCCTCCGCATCGCCAAAGCCTTCCCAGTCGATGATCAAGGCCTTGGCATGGGCGGACAGGGCCACGGCCTGCATCGCGCCCTCGACGCGGGCGGTGATGTCGAGCCGCCCCTCGGGCAGGATCGCGCCATGGGCGGTGAGATGCTCGCGCAGGCGGTCGATATAGGCGCTCTCGCTCTCCCCCTCATCCCGCCCGGGAACAGCGCGCCGCGCGAGGGACCAGGCGGCGCGCTCGCTGGCGACGCTGGGCAGCGCCAGACGCCAGCTCGGAATGACGCGGCTCTCCCCCTCGCCTTCGGCCAGAGCCGGAAAGGTCAGGGTTTCAGACTGGCCCGTTTTGGGCGGTGTCAGATCCAGCCGCATCACGCACCCGCCGGATAGCTGGCGACGCTGTTGGTCAGCGTCGCGGTGAGAACCGGGGTGGAATCCGTCTGCTCGCCCCGGAAGGCGTAGGATTCGGTGCGCAGGCCTTCGCCCTCGACCGCGCGCTCGGTGGGCTCGAACCGCATCGCAGGACAGGACAGGACCAGCTTGGAGTTCGCGCCGAGCTCATACTCGATGGAGAGCGCCGCCGCCGTCTTCGCCCGGGCGATCTCATAGAAGGCATTGTCCTTCACCCGCAGATCGAGCGTGCCGGTGAAATTGCCGCCAACCTCGGGCGTGAATTCCGCGACCGTGCGATCAGCGCGGCCCGCCGGACGGAAGGGTTCGAGCGGGCGTTCATAGCGCACAGTGCCGCGCGGGACATTGGCCATGACCGTGCCGCCATAGCGCAGCACCGCGCCCGGTCCCGCCGGCATGATGGCGCGCGTCAGCGCATCCAGCGCCGTGCCGAGCGGGCTGGACCCGAGATTCTCGATATCCGAACACGGGCCCGAGAAGGTCACCTGACGGCGTCCGGATTCCGGCGCGACGCCAATCTCCATGCTCCGCAGCGCCCAGGTGTGCGCGCGTCGCCATTTCGCGCCCTCGGCCCAGACCATGCTGGCGCCCGGAACCTCGCGCTGGCCCGAGGTGAAGACATGCTCATACGGCCCCGAGCCCGTGGGCGATGCAGCGCTGAGCAGATGCGGCAGGTAGAGGCCGAGCTGGGCCATGCACAGCGGCACGACGAGATCGAGCGACGCCTCGACCAGACCGTCCGCCGGGGCCTGCGCATCCATCACATTGTGAAGGTCCGAGCCGATGATGGGATCATCCACCAGCGGATCATTCCGCCGGGGCGTCAGCCGGTAATAATCCACCGGCTGGTGGTCGCCATCCGCGGGCGTGCCCGCCACCGCCTGGGCCAGAATATGGGCGAGCGACAGCCGCCCGACGAGTTGAGCCGTCATGGTGTGTGTCCTTCTGTTTTCTGAAGCTTCGCTTTGCTCGACCCGTCCGGGTCTGCGCTTCCGGCCATCGGGCCGGGCGGGCGTTCGCCCTTGCGGGCCGCTGGCGCGGCCCGGTGTAGGTGATCAGCCCCCGGCGGATTTATCCGCCGATTGCGAGTTCGAGGGCGGTCGGGGCGCGGAAGTCTTCGCCCTCTTTCAGGCCGAGATCGGCGATCTTGCGATTGGACAGGCGAACGACTTCACCGTCACGGCCCAGAGCGGACGCCTTGAGCAGGAAGATCCGGCGCACGCCGGTCGCCGCCGGGATGCCGGCGGCGTCGGTTTCGGACGTTTCGACCGCTTCAGCAGCGGTTTTGTCCGCGTCCTGTTCCGGTTTTGCGGCGTCAGAAGCTGAAACGGTTTCAGCTTCACTGGACGTTTCCGGCTCTGACGAGCCGGTGGCGGGCGCGTCGGACGCGGTCGGCTCGGATGAAATTGAAACGGTTTCAGCTTCCGAGGCCGAGTTGTCGAGGTCCAACGCCGGATCTGCGTCAGGCTTGGCGGTGGATTTAGGCGTGGTGGTTTTCTTGGCGGGCATGGTGATGTCCTTTCGGTTTTGTGTTGATTGCTCAGGGGCGTTCGCCCCCTTGTTTCCTTGGAGCGTCCGCCCCTGCGGTTCCGCGCATCAGCGCGGGCGGCCTTTGGCCTTGCGGGCCGCTATCGCAGCCCGGTGTGAGTGATCGCCCCTCGGCGGGCGAAGTCCGCCGCAAGCGCGACCGCGCGCCCGCAGCGAAGCGAGGATCGCAGGCCGGAGGCCTGCTCACCCAAGTCTTGTCAGGCTGTCGAATTCGACCTCGATGCCGATGTCGAGAAGGTTTTCGGGGGCTTTGCCGGACTGCTTGTCCGTATCGCTTTCAAGCGCGGTGACCCGCGCAAAGCTGGCAACGCCGCCCAGCGACCAATCATCAGTGATGGCCGCATCAATGGCGCGGGTCATGTCAGACATGAGCGCCCGCCGCGCCGCGTCATCCTTCCCGACGCCATGCAGGCCGAGGGCGAAGCTGGCATCGACAAAAAAGGGCGGCGGGGTGGCCAGCTGATCATTGGCGGGCGCGCGTCCCGTGGACATCAGCACGACCCGGAAACGGTTATCACCTTGCGGGTCCGGATCCGCGAGGCGCGGCTCGTCATACTCCAGCGCCGGAGCGCCCTCGACAGTCGCCAGGGCGGTGGAAATGACGGACTTCAGAGCCTCGACAATGGCGTCATGGGTGGTGGGCATTGTTTGCTGTCCTTCCTCGCGTCCGCTCGGTCGGTTCCGCGCACGAGCGCGGGCGCGCGGTCGCGCCTGCGGCGGATAAATCCGCCGAGGGACGATCACTCACACCGGGCCGCGCCAGCGGCCCGCAAGGCCAAAGGCCGCCCGCGCTCGTGCGCGGAACCGCAGGCCCGGACGGGCCGAGGAGCTAACAAATCCAGCGTCGATTATCCAAATCGACGCTGGGTGATCACCTCGAACGCACGGGCGAAGCGGGAGACGCCTTCGCGCCCGATCGCATCAGCGACGCTGTCGGGGTCGATGCGTTTGGGGATCCGCACTTGCGGGACCAGAACGAACATGACGACGCCGTTCTCAAAATCGCCGCGCTTTCGGGCGGCGTCAGACGCGGTGCGATAGCGCGGGTTCTGGCCCCCGCCCATGCGGACCCGGTCGGCAACCAACAGGGCGAGCTTGCGCCCCGGGATCGCCACATAGCGCAGCTTGCCGAACCGCCGCTCGGCCTCGGTGATGGCGTGTTTCCGCGCCCGGCGCAGTCGCCCGCTGGTTCCGAAGGAGCGCCCGGCTTGTGGCGCATTCTCGGTCGGGATCGCCAGCCAGAAGCCGGACTCGGACCGCAGCGTCACCCCTTCGGAGAAGGCGCGGATGATGTGAGGCGCATTGCTCCACCAGCTGATGGTGGGGCTCAGGGACGCACCCCGGCGCGGGAAGACCCGCGAGCGCCACGCCTTGGAGACCTTGTCGCCCAGGGCGGGCTCGGTGTCCGCGCGCAGCTGGGTCTTGCCCCAGTCCGCAACCGCGTCCGCCGCCGCCATCGCCGCCTCGGCCAGCTCCTCGACCGTGGCGTCGATATCGGCGGCCAGCGCCTCGATAACGGAAACGTCTAAGGAGAACTCGTCACCGTCGAGACGCACTCTTGCCTCCTCGGCCCGTCCGGGCCTTCGGTCCTCGCTTCGCTGCGGGCGCGCGGTCGCGCTTGCGGCGGACTACGCCCGCCGAGGCGTTTGATCATTAAAACCGGGGCGCGATAGCGACCCGCAAGGGCGAACGCCCGCCCGGCCTTATGGCCGGAACCTGCAGGCCCGGACGGGCCGAAGGAGTCAGATAAAGACCTAGCTCCCCCCGAAGTCGAAGCTGTACTGGCCGACGCTGTCGGGTCCGGTCGGGGCTTCGGACAGGGTCAGGACCGCGCCCGAGGACCGGGTGAAGGTTCCGCCCTTTACGGGCTCGACGCCCGCGGCGAGGAAGGCTTTGCGGAAGGCCGTGCCGGTGCGACGCGCCGCGCGCATGGCGCCAAAGCCGGAGCCTGCATCCAGAGGTTCCGTTGTGTCATCAAGGATCACCGGGACCGCAAGAACCACGGGTGAGCCGCCCGGCCCGGCATAGTCCATCGGCTCGCCAAAGGTCGCGCCCGAGGCCTCGCCGAAGGCGGTTTCAAAATCTGAATCGAAGGTGGTGATAGGAGCCTCCCCGGTGGATTTATCCACCGCAAGCGCGACTGCGCGCCCGCAGCGAAGCGAGGACCGCAGGCCGGAGGCCGAGGAAGTAAATTCCACGCCCCGAGGAACAGACAGAAAGTGATCAGCCCCCGGGCGAACCCGGGAGCTGATCAGGCTGGGGAGGTCGGGTTAGCCCGGATCGGCGGAGGCGCTGACCTTGACCAGGACCTTCGGCTGTTTGCAGAGCGGCAGGAAGTTGGATTCCGACCACAGCTCCACGCCCTTGCCGTGCTTCATCAGCTCGGCGGACATGAAGATCGGCAGGGCGAAGCGACCCGCATTATCTCCCAGATCCATGTCGATGATCGTCGGCAGATCATTGAGTTCGGACAGGGTGTCCGCCGGCGCTGCGAACGTGGCGAAGGTTTCAGAGGTGCCCACGGGGTAGGCATGGCCCTCGCCCGCAGCAATGAACCGCTCAGAGCCGGATTTGGTCGGGGCCGAGCCGCGATATTCAACATAGGTGACCGGGCCGAACGGGTTAAACATGCGCCCAGTCGCACCCGCTTCAGTATAGCGAGGCAAGTCCCGCAGCTCACGCTTGTCCTGCGCTTCATAAAGCGCCTTCACTTTCGGATGCTCGACGAACTTGCCGAAGAATTCCGGCGAGACGAGCACTTCGACTTCGGCCAGAGTTTCGCCCAGAAGGTTGTCCTCGATATAGCCCCGCAGCGCTTCATCCGCGCCGCGGATATCGGCCTCTTCATTGTCGAGGTCGAAATAGACGACATGCTGGCTGACGCCGAAATCGGTGTAGAGGTTGGACAAAGTCGTGCCGTCACCATCCTTGATGATGCCCTTGAGCGCCTGCACCCGCAGATACTCCGCCGTGATGGCGTGCTTTCGTGCGATCGTGCGCTGCTTTTTGGCCAGCTCCATGGGCAGGTTCGCGCGGACTTCCCGGCCCTCCACCACAATCATGCGGTCCTGCAGATCGCTGGCCAGGATCTGATCCTCGACCGGGAAGTGCGGCACCTGGAAGATCTTCAGATTTTGCCGTCCGTTGTCAGACTTCTGGCCGGGCGCGCCGCGCTCCTTGGCGGCCAGAACCTGCAGGACGCCATTGTCTTCGGTGACCTGCACGAAGGTGGAGTCAATCGGCTCCAGCGGGAAGATGTTCAGTGACGAAACGAGACCATAACGCAAGGGGTGCTTGCGCACCTCCATGGTCATCGAGCGGGCGGAATACGGAAAATTGAACTTAGGCATAGGGGGCTCCCTGACGGCGTCGCGCTGCGGCGCCGTATCCATGTGAAGACAGCGCCGCAGTGGCGCCGTGAGGGATTGAGAAGAGATCAGGGCGGCGCGCCGCCCTGTTCAGATCAGACCGCGTCCACGACCTTGATCTGACGCGCCAGAAGCGCCGCATCGATGGCGGCTTTCTGGGCAGCGCTGGCGCCATCGGGATAGGTCAGGTGCTTGCGCAGCACGAAAGCCGGGCCGTTCACCAGCACCAGCCCGGGCGCATCCGCGCCATCGGGCACGGTCAGATCAGCCAGGGCGATGCCGGCCACAGTCTGGGCGCCATCGACCGCACTGAGATCGAGCGGGACATACTTGCCCGCGTTGGTCTCGGTCACGGTGATCGAAAAGCTGTCGCCGACCACAAAGTCGGTCGCGCCGTCCGCGATGGCGAAGGCGATCTGGCCATTGTCATAGGGCGTGCCCGTGACCGCATCGGCCAGACGATTGCCCGACGGATCAAACACCGCAAAGGTGGCCGTGTTCGTGCCCGCCGAGATTGCTTCAACACTGTAGACGCCCGGCTGGGCCTTGGCGCCCAGAGCGACGCCGGAAATCGCGCCATTTCCGGTAATGCCGTCATCCGCCGCACCAGCGATGGACAGGGCGCCGGACAGGCCGAGGATCAGCCCCAGGGCGATGGACACCGTCGCGCCGGATCCTGCCTTGAACAGGCCGGACGTGCGGGTGAAGGACTGATGGGATTCATACTTGACCACATCAGAGGGGGCTTTCGGCTCAGCCCCGGTAGACACCATGAGAGACATTGTTCCCTCTTCCTTTCGTGATGGTGGGTGCGAGGGCCTTTATGGCCGCCCCCGCGAGGGCCGAGCAGGCGAAACCGCCCGCTAGTTCCTGAAGGCGGACAGGCTCTTGTGCGCCTGAGACAGCAGCGCATCCGCGCCCGACCCTTTCGGCGCACCGGAGCCTGCACCCGAGCCCGGCTTCGCACCTTTCGGCGTGTAGGCGCTGGCGGATTTGCGGAAGTTGCTCTCGCCCTTGGGCGAGGTCTTCAGCATGTCGAGGGCTTCAGCGGGGGTGAGCTTGCCACCCGCCACCTTGACGGCGAGCTTGCCCGCCAGGGCTTCGCGGCCCTTGGCCTCGGCTGAATTGAGGATCTTGTCGGCGCGGGCTTCCGCGTCGTCATCCTCGCCATCCTCGGCGTCGGCGACGTCCTCGTCTTCGCCTTCGGCGTTGGCGGCGTCTTCATCCTCGTCTTCCGCGGCTTCGGCGTCATCTTCGCCCTCGCCTTCGCCGTTGGCAGCGTCTTCATCCTCGCCATCCATGGCGTCGGCGTCGTCTTCAGTTTCGGCGTGGGCGGCGATCAGGGCGCGGATGCCATCAAGTTCGGCCTGGGCGTTGGCGTCGCCGCCCGAGGCCTTGGCCGCGAGTGCGGCCATCTTCGCTTTGAGGGACATGGGGGTCTCCATCTGACCAGCCGCGGGAACAGAGCGGCCCTGTTCGGCCTCATCGCAGGACGCCGCGCGGCTGGCCGCGGCGCTGACGGAAACGGGATTGGGCGGATTGACTGCAGCGGGCGTTCCCGCGAGCGATTGCGCGATGGCGAAGGCGTCCTGCTCGGTCATCACCGCGTCGATCAGATCGACGGCAAGCGGATCGAGTTCCGCGGGCGGCGGCGGATCGCCCGCCGTGAAGGTGCGCGCCTCCCATCCGCGAGACTCGCGGACGGCCTCGAGATCCAGCCCGCGACCGAGGGCGAGCTCGACATAGAAGCGGTCGGCCAGGTGATCGACCTCGGCCTGATAGATCGCGGATTCTTCATCGGTGGGCGCACGCAAGGGCGAGCCCATATCCTTCAGGCGTCCGGATTTGTAGATGTGAGAGCGCTCGCCCCAGCGTTCGAGGGCGCCCTCGAAATCGAAAAAGCCGATCCGGACGCCGACGGATCCAATCATGGCGCCATCGCTGGCATACAGCCCGTCACACTGGGCGGCGAGTTTCATGCCCGCCGAGGCGCACAGCTCATCCGCATGACCGATCAGCGGCTTGCCGCCATGGGACTGGTTCAGGCTGCGCAAGGCCTGCGCCGCCTCGGCGCAGCCGGCCACATAGCCGCCGGGCGTATCAAAGCGCAGCAGGATGGCGTCCACGCGCTCATCCTCATTGGCGGCGCGCACCGCCGCCACATAGTCGCGATAGCCGGGCCAGTAGCAGCCCGAGAACCAGCCCTCGAAACCGCGCGACATCAGAACGCCCTCGATTTCGATCAGGGCGACATTGTCGATGAGGGTGAAGCCGGAGCGGGTACGCTCGCCGCCATCCGCCCATTCGGGGATCTCCGGAGCCCAGTCATCACGCTCCGCTTTCGGACGGACCGCATCTGTCAAGGCTTCGAGCATGTCCGCCGACCCCTGCGCCAGACGCGAGATCAGGCCGGGCTCGACCTCTGCGCGGCGGGCCTGCGGAGCAAAGTCGGGATGCATGAAAACAGCGTCATGGCCGGACGCCAGCGCAAGGCGCTGCGGCCCGCTCGGCAAGCGCAGGGTGCGAGGCATGGCAGTCTCCAGATTGTCTAGCTGAGCAATGCGCCGTGACGGCGAAGGGATGGGGGCGCGCGCTGTGCGCCGTGTTTCAGGCCGGACCAATGACCAGCCGCCGGAGGCCTTGCGAGCCGTGCCGGACGCCCCGGGCGCAAAACTGCGCCGGTATCAGGAAATGCGCCTCGGGCCGCCCGAGCGGCCCGCAAGCGCGACCGCGCGCTCGCAGCGAAGCGAGGACCGCAGGGGCTGACGCCCCGAGGATCAGTGAAAACTAGCGGCCCTGCCGCTGAGGCTCTTCCTCATCCCGGCCCGACGACGCTGCCGCCATCTCACTGATATCGCCCAGCTGGAGCCCGGCGCGTTGAATGGCGCGATTGTCGCGGGCGGAGCGGGCGACCACATCGTCGAAGTTCTGGCCGCGACGGGCGGCGATGTCGGACGGGGCGGCGGACAAGTTCTCGACCTCCATACGGTCGCCCGTCGCCTCTTTCACCGGGTCCACATATTCGCGGCCCGGACCGATATCCTGACCCGCGATATAAGCGGCGGGGGCGTCCCAGATGGAGGGCGCATTGGCCGGGACCGCCAGCTCGCCCTTGTCATAGGCCTCTTGCAGGACGGCGAGGCGAAGCGGACGCACCGCATGCAAGCGAATGACCGAGCGCTCGCGCTTGATGGCGCGGAAGGCGTCATTGATCTCGGTTCGAGCCGAGCTGAAGGTGGTGCGCGAGAAATCCCGCGTCGCCATGGAATAGCCCAGCCCCAGCGGCATGCCCGCCTGCAGCGCCAGGAAGGACATGGCGTCCACCCATTCATTGGCCGATCGGGTTTCGGAGTTCCATTCCAGCTTGTCGCCCGGATAGGGCTGGATGACGCGCGAGCCCGCCACGGTGCCGACGCCGTATTCCTCGTAATACTGGACCCGGTTGGCGAGCATGCCGTCCGCGTTTTCCGTGCCGAGGATCTCGGCCAGCGCCTCGGGGTCTGACATGGCGCTGGTGTATTGCGCCACGACCAGAGCGTTGATGATGCGGGCGCGGCGTTCGGCCTCACCCATATCGCGGAAGGCGGCATAGGCCCCGAGCGCTGCGACAAAATCGGAAATGCCGCGCGATTGCCCAGCGCGGCGCTGTTTCATGACGTGCAGCACGCACGGGCGCGTATCTGTTTCAAAGCCCGGCGTGCGGACCGGATACCAGTGCCCGGCAAATCGCCCCACGACACCGGCGAGGCCAATATCATGAGGGTGCGCGTCGAGGATGTGATAGGCGATGGGACGGCCCCGCTCATCCTTGGCGATGCCCGCCCGCACATCTGCGGCCTGCGCCGTATAGGTTTCCCCCTGCCCCTCGATCGTGATCTCGCCGCCTGCGCCATCGGGCCAACCGGCGGGCTGGGCCAGACGGTCGGGGTCGATCACCTGCAGGCGCGTCCCGAAGGTTTCGGACTCCGCGTCAAACAGGACGAGCGCCACCGCCTCGCCCTCTGCCGCGATATAGTTCCGGGCCAGCAGATCAAGCTGCAGATCCCAGGGCAGACGCTCTTCCCAGTCATTGCGGGCCAGCGGGTCAGACGCCCAGCGCCGCCACGCCTTTTCAATCGAGCGGGCGAGCGCCTCATACTCTTCGGATGCGGGATCGAGACCGAACACATCGGCATCGGGAGCGGACTGGAACTGCCAGCCTTCACCCACCAGCAAGGACAGCTTTTGCTCCACCCCCGAGGCGGCGAGCGGTTCATTGCGGATGACATCGCGGATCCGGGCGATGGCGGTGAGCCGGTCGCCCAGCCAGTCGGCATCGCTGGAGCCGTGCGACTGGAAGGAGCCGGCGAACTGGGTGTCGAACGGATCGCCCGCCGCATGGGCGCGGCGCGGCATGCGATTGACCATCAGGCTGTCGGCCTTGGGCGCCGGGCGCGCAGAGGCGTCAGCGCGGCGCTTGCGCACGCGCTGGCGGGCAATGGCGTTGGACATGATCAAACCCCCACAGGACGGTTCGGACCGCGACGGCCCTGAGCGCGGGCGAGCTCGCGTTCGAGCAGGCTGATCTGATTGCGGAGTGACTGTTCCAGATCCTTGCCGGATCCGCGGCTGATCTCACGATCGCCATGCTTGAGACGGTCGGCGCGGGACGGGTCCAGCACCTCATCCAGGCGCGCGCGGTATTTCTGGAGATCAGCCTCGATCTCTGCGACTGTTCGCGCCATAGGCGATTCTCCTCGTCATAGATTCGAGAAATGGAGTTCGACATGGCCAAGTGCGCCAAGTGTTCAAACGTGATCGGTCAGCCTGTTTTCACGCGGTTTCATTCAGCCGGAGGCACGTACATGCTGTTCTCCTGCCCAAGCTGTCAGACTGTCATTTCAGTTGCACCAGATGCCGACACGCTCGTGGATGAGATCCGGCGAGAACTGCAGCGACGCTAGCCCGAGTTCAACCGACCCAGCCGAGCCATGACATCATTGCGCTTGCTCTCGCCGCCAGACGCTTCGCCCTTCGGCGCGGGCGCGCTGGCGGGGCGATCGAACAGGTCATCCTGATTGCCGCGTGCGGCCTCGATCAGCGCTTCGATATCGGCCCGGCGATCTTCCCATTGCTGATCGGACCAGGAGCCGCGCCGCCCCCGGCGCGCGCCGATATATTCGAGCAGGCAGACCGATTGCACATCGGTGTCAAACCAGTGGTTATCGCCGCGCGCCACCCAGATCTGGCGCACAAAGCCGGTGGATTTGGAGCGTTCTTCCTTGAGGTATTCAGAGGTGAGCTGCTGGAACAGCGCCTCTTCCGCCTCGCCCGGGAAGTAGCAGAAGCCCTGCGGCGGGCCCGCCTCGCCGATCTTGTCGAGGGTGCGGGCATAGCGGGTGACGAGGATCTGCTTCGCCGGCCAGGTGCCGGTGTGCCAGACCTTGAGCCCGTACTTTTTCTTCTTGCCGGTCTTGCCGACCTCTTTCTGTTCGGTGCGGGCTATCAGCGGCTTGGTCCAGCCCGGATCACCCACGAGCACCTTGGCGCCCAGATGGTGATTGCGGGTGACCCATTTATGCACCGCATCGGTGTTATAGCGGCCATCAACGCCGATGCCGTCGAACCTGATATGAGCGCCGCCGGGCAGAGGCGCGCCCCGCTGGGCGACCACATCGAGCTTGGGCCAGGCGCCCTTGAAGGCCTCCGCCGTTTCACCGGCGAGGAAGCCCCAGTCGAGATACCAGCCGCGTTCGTCCGCGTCGTATCCCTTGATCAGGTAATAGAGCCCGTCGCGCTGCACATCCACCGTGAGCGTGAAGACCAGCGGGCCCCATGCGCCCTCGCCCTTGGAGAACTCGGTCGTGCGGCGGGCGTAGAGTTTCTCCCAGTCCGGGGTGAGGGTTTCGACCTCATACGGGCGGCCCAGATCGAGATTGGTGAACACCATCTCGGCCTTTGGATCGCCCTTCGCGTCGGCCTGTTTCTGGGCCAGCATCTCCCAGGTGAGGAAGGGGTTCATCTCGCCGGTGATCCAGTAGCCCGGACGCATGGCGTATATGCCCAGATCGCGGGTGAGCCAGCGTTGCGCCTCGGCCTCTGTCTCGATCACGCGAGGCGGTTTGACGCCATCGATCTCGCGGGTGTGAATCCAGATCCCGCGCGCATTCATGGCCCGCTTGTCAGCATGGGTATGCTCGCACCCGCAGGCCGGGCAGTCATAGCGGACATTCCAGGGCGGTCCGTCCTCGGCGATCTGCATGTCCTCGATCCGCAGATCAAAGCGCGCCTCGCAATGAACGCAGCCCATATACCAGCGACCCTTTGAGCTGGCGTCATACCGGGCCGTGATGAGGCACCCGCGCAGGATCAGCGGCGTGGAGATGTCGAATATTTTGGCGATGCCGAGCGAGTAATACAGATCCACCCGCTTCAGGGAGAGAGAGAAGGGATGCCCTTCGCCGCCGGCGTCAGTCTCCCAGCCGGAGATGTCATCGCGGATCAGGAAACGGATCGTGTGCTGGCGCAGGGTGTTGGGGCTTTCGGCCCCGGCCAGCATGAGCGATGACCCGTTCATGAAGCGGATCTTCAGCCCGGTCGAGCCGCCGTCGGTCCGTGCGGAGCGAGGCAGGACCGAGCCGACAAGGCCCTGTTCCGCATCCCCGCCCAGCGCCGGGCTGGCCTCGACCATCGGCCAGAACTTGTTTTCCGCCCAGTGCCGGGCCTGCCCCAGGGTCGGCTGGATCATCATGGCGGGGGCGCGCATGTTTGACAGCACGCCCGAGATCCAGAGGTCGGCGGTGACCGTGCCGCCCGACTGGGCGCACTTGATCATCACCACATCCTGACACGGATCCTCGGGGCTGAGCCGGGCGAGCGGCTCGACCAGGAACGGCGCGGTCGCATGGCTATACAGTCCGGGCTTGGGCGAGCCTTCCGGAAAATGGATATTCGTCTCGGCCCAGCTGCCCGGATCAAACGGCGGCGGCGGGGTGAGCGCATCCAGCGCCGCCGCCTCGACCGCGAGGGCGTTCATGGTGAAGACATAGGCCGGATCGGTCGCGAACTCGGGATCCGGCGTAAAATCGAACTGCGGCGCGGAACCGTCAGGCATGGGCGGCGGCGCGCTCGGCGGCGCGTTCCTCTGCAGCGCGACGGGCCTCAAGAGCGGCGGCTTCGAGATCGCTGCGCGCTTCGGCGAGATACTTGCTCAGTACCGTATTCACCCCCGCCGCAATCGCCTTGCGGGCGCGGGCGGGATCATCGGGATTAGCCTCTTCTGCCACCACGCCCGCGATCTGGACCAGGGCGTCGCGAAGCGCGCCCATGCGGTTGGTCTCGCGCAGCTTGAGATCGGCAACAGAGGCGAGCTGGCCGAGCTTTTCCTTGTAGGCGATCTCTTTCATCTTCGCGTCGAGCACGGCGCCGCGCGCCTTGGCGGCGCTGACGGTGTCCTGCACCCGGTCGCGCTTGCTGGGCTGGACCTCTGCAGCAGGGGCGTCATCCGCCGCCCCGGACGAGGGGGGCTGGTCTGACAGGGCGGCGGATGACTCTGACGTCGCGTCCGGGACAGAGACGGCGGCGACGGCAGGCTGGTCAGCACCGGGCGCAGGGGCCAGGCGCTTTAACGGGTTCTGGTGATCGGCGCGGGCGCGATCGGACGCAGCTGCGTCGATCAGCTCTTTCCCCTCGCGGGTCGGATCGGGTGCGAAGACAAGCAGCCCGTCCTTTTTCCACTTGCTGGCGGCGGCGCGGGTGAACGGCTCGCCCGAATCCGGATTGGTGCGCGCGGCGGCATAGGCGGCGCCGCTGCGGAAATAGGCCGGGGAACCATCCGCCAGCTTTGCATCCGGATTGATCGGCAGCGCAGGGGAGTCAGTCACGGGGGTGCGGCCTCCCTAGTTCTCCGCCGACGCGCCCTCCCCGGCGGCGTGCGGCTGGTCGTATCGACGGGTGTATTGAACGATGCTGGCCTGCTCGCCCGTGCCGGGTTTGAATGGCTCTTCATTCGTTTCGGCCATGACCATGCGAAGGATCTTGTCCGCTAGAACAAGGTCAAAGCTGAGCCCAGTTTCAGCGATGTTCAGCTCAAGGCCGGGAGATAGTCGCCAGACCTCGCCGCGCTTTGAGATTGGCGTGGACCCCGGCGCAGCCGTGATCGTTTGCGAGGGCGCGGTAGCTACCTCAGTGGCGACATCAGCGCCATAAGACGAGGGCTCGGTAGCGGTTGAAGCTGAAGGGGAAGCGCTCTCGCCAGATTGCGCCGGCGGGGTTTGAGGTTCCGTGGACGCGGTCTCGGTCGGCTCGGTCTTCACGGCGGGCGGTTTCGGGCTCGGCGCTTTCGGACTGGCTTCACGCTTGGGCGCGGGCGGCGCTGGCGGCGCGGGCTCAGGCTCCAGCGGCGGCAGGATGGCGTCCAGGTCATCAAGGCCAAAGCCGATGGCGTCGAGATCCATGTCGTCGAACTCAGCGAGGCTCGCCAGTTCTGCGCGCAGACCATCCGCATCGTACTCGGCCAAATCGCTCAGCCGGTTGTCCGCCAGCATGAAGCGGCGCGCCCCCGCCTCATCGAGGTGGTTGCAGTCGATCCCCGGAATCTCGGTCAGGCCGGCCCGCTTGGCCGCCTCGAGACGCCCCTCGCCCGCAATCACGAAGGTGTCGCGCCACACGGCGATCGGCGCGTTGAACCCGTCGCGCTTGATCTCATCAGCCAAAAGACGGAGCTGCCGCTCAGGGTGTTTCTTGACGTTGCGGGGATGCGGACGGAGATCCGCGACGGAATACATGCGCAGGCGCGAGCCCGCTTCGGCGTCAACTGCGCCCGAAACGTCAACCATCTCAAAACCTTGTGTGGCTGGTGAAGTCCCGCGCTCAGACGCCCCGTATACGTGAAAAGGGCTCAGGAGGACCCGCGAAGGCGGGCCGAGGACATGGGTTTTCAAGGGGTTAGCGGTGGCCAGACATGACGACGCCCGGCGCGGTGGTCCGCCCGGGCGTCTGTGTCGGCGCAACTTCGCCTCATGACTGAAAGCTATATCTCCCGAACGTTCGAAACGTCAATAGCCAAGTTGACGTGCGACCGTTGACAGGGCGTCCGTCAACAGCAGGAGGCGCGCGCCCTGCAGCTGGTCACGCCCGGAAACATTGAGGATTTTAAGCAGCGAGTAGTTCGCCAGCGGCTGATCTTTTTCCAGCACGAACACCACCAGCTCGAGCTTGGTCCTGCCGTGCGTCCCGTCCCGCGCCACCACGTCTCGAAGGCGCTGAAGCCGCTTCGCCGCCTCCGCCGCGCGGATCAGGCCCAGCTCGGCGTCGCCGCCGCCGCCGCCATCGACCTTGACGCGAGAGGGATCGACCGCCGCCGCGCCATAGCGGCTCTCCATCCAGAGATCATGCCAGGCGCACGCCGCCGCCAGCTGCTTGCGGTTCAGGACGGCAGGGTTTCGCCCCCGCCCCAGTCCCAGCTCGGCGATCTGCTTGGTCGGCGCGAGGGCGCGCAGATGCTTGCCATCGGTGACCAGCCCGCGTGCGATCGCCGAGAACACATCCAGCTCCGCCGTCTGGGTCCGGCGCGACAGATCCGCCTTCACCTGATGGAACAGGCGCTCGCGATCCCGCCGCGCCTGGAACTCGTCCGCATCCACCTGATCGCGGATCCGCGCCCGGTCCTCGGGCTTCAGCCGTTCCACCCAGTCGGGTAGAGGCTCGGCCTTCATCGCGGCCTGCCGCTCCGAGACCTGTTCGGCCCGCCGCTGCGCCGCCCGGGCATTCTCGGCCTTCCGCCGCGCCTTGGCTGCGCGACGTTCGGCCTCGCGCTCCTTCAGCGCCTTGCGAGCCTCATCACTCGCCATCATCCGGCCCTGTCCGCTCATGCCCGCGCCTCCCGCTGTTGGCCTGTCGCCGTCTCGGTCAGGGCATCCGCCTCGACCCGTTCAAACTCATCGCGCCATTGATGGTCGCGCTGCAGGCGCGCCTTGGCCCGTTCCCAGTAGGCTGGCGCGACCAGCGCCGTGTCCCGGAAGCCGAAATGGATCATCGCCCCGGTGAAGGTGGACCGGAACGCGCCCAGATCCTCGGCGACCAGATACAGCCCCCTCACCCCGGCCCCGTTCAACGGATGGCGCACCACCCGGAAGCGGAACCCGCCCTCGGGCGTCAGCCAGGGGGCCGCATGCCGGTTGCTGCGTCCCGTCCCGCCCAGCATGGCGTCCAGAAACGCCCCCTCGGCGCAGCCATGATCGTATTCGGGCAGGTCGGGCTCCGGTCCCGGCTCACGCTCTGCCAGACGATCCGCCGGACCCGACTTGAACTGGCGCAGGCGGCCCTTGCCGCGGCCTTTGCCCGATCCGCCCTCTCGCCGAGTCTTCGACCGTCCGGGCTTGGCGCCGCCGGTCGCGGGTTTCGGCTCGACCGCGTCGGTCCGGTCGCCGCCATCCTGCGGCGAAGCGACCGGACCCGGCGCGTCCCCCGCTGGGGGGGTAGGGGGGGAATCGGTTCTAGAAGGTTCGGGTGACCCCAGGTCACCACTTGCGTGACCACAGGTCACCGGGGGTGATCTCAGGTCACCCCCCTCTGCCGGTGATCTCAGGTCACCCCCAGAGCCGGTTTTCCGCTGCTTGGCGCGGCGATCTTTCCGGGCCTCGGCAATGGCGTCCGCTCGCGCGTCCGCAGCCGCCCGGAAGGCTCTGACGTTCAACACGTAATTGTTCGTGCCATAGGGTCCGTCACCCGGCTCACCCACCCGCTCGAGCAAGCCGGCCTCGCTCTCGGTCAGGCTCCGGATCGCCTTGATGACAGGGCTTTTCGAGGACCGCGCCTCATCGGCGATCCGCTCATAGGACAGCCAGCAAGAGCCCGTTTCATCGGCATGGTTAGCGATCGATATCGCAACTCGATATTCCAGCCCGGTCAGCAGACCGGACTCGATCACAACGGCCAGCGCTTGAATGCTCATGCCTGCGCCTCCCCGATGAACTTCACCGGGCCGCGCGGATCGATGCCGCGACGGCGCAGGCGCGCGTCCTGATCGCTCACACAGGGCAGCACATACTGCGCCCAGCATTCGCCCAGCCGATTGCGGATAATCTCGATCTCCGCGACGCACGGCGCGTCCACCTGCATATGGCAGGCGGGTGGAGGGATCAGGGTCTGGATCATGCCGCCCTCCCGTCTTGCTTCTTCAGATATCGCTCGACCAGCGCCTGCACGCGGCTGCCATCATCGCGCGCGCTCGCATCCAGCGGCGCATCGCCATCCAGCACGCCATGCTGTTCGCTGGCCTTCAGCCCGGTCATCTGGACCATGGGCGGGTCCGACCCGTCCGCCGCCACCGGGAAAATGGCGTGAACCTCATCGGCCTCCTGCCCTTCCCGAGCGAGGCGTCCGATCACCTGCGTATGGGTGGCGGGCGACCAGTCCAGCTCGCCGAGGATCACCGTCTTCGACGCCGCTTGCAGTCCGTCCAGCCCCTTGCCTGAGCGCAGCGAGATGATCAGGCACTGGCAACCGCCGCGCACGAAGTCCTCAAAGGCCTCGCGCTTCTGGCGTTGGCTTTCCGTGCCCGTGTAGAGCCGGGGCCGGAACTCCGCCAACTCCTTCAGCCAGATGTCGTAGACTTCCCGGTGCCAGCCCGCGAGCAGCACCTTTTCGCCGCCTTCGATCACCATACGGACCAGGTGCGCCACGCTGCGCGCCTTGGCCACGCCGGTCAGCTGGCGCATGCGCAGGTCCAGATCCCGCACCGCCTGCCCGCGCTCGTTGAACGTCCCCTCGCGGGCCTTCCGGGCCATCTCCGCCGCCCAGGCTTCGGCGCTGGCCAGTTGCTCCACATCGTGATCGACATGAATGATGGATTTTTTCACCGGGATGGCGCCCACCGGCTCCGCGCGCACCATGGCGTGCGCATCCATCAGCAGAGCGCGGACGGCCTGCGGGTCTTCCAACCGCCCGCTGGGCGCAAACTCGCGCAGGAAGTCCTCGCGCTCGCCGAACACCTCGGGACGCAGATACTGCATGATGGTCCAGATCTCGACGCCCCAGTTGTAAAGCGGCGTCGCATCCAGCCCCAGCCGACGCCTTGCGGCGCGGGCGAGGCCCAGACAGGCCCGGCCTTTCACGGTGTCTTCCCCGTGGCGCAGCTCACTGATCTCGTCAAACACCACAAGGCCCAGCCCCGCCTGATCGGTGAACTGCCCAAAGGCGTCGACCCATTTGCCGATATTGGAATAGCGGAAGACGTAGACATCCGCCGGGGGCAGGTCATAAGGCTTGGTCGTCTCCACCTCCCACGCCGTCAGCGTGGTGAAGCGATGCAACACCTCCACCCATTGGCGCGACAGGTGCGCCGGCGCCACGACCACGGCGGGCAGATTGCCTTCTCGCAGCATCGCCGCCCCGGCGGTATAGGTCTTGCCCGCCCCGACCCGGTCCGCAACCAGAAGCCCCTCGAACCGCTGCAGGATCTCCACATTGCGCGCCTGCCCGTCCCGCACGGCCTGACCGGGCCTCAAACCGGCGAACGCAGGCGGCGTCCAGTTCGGCGACAGAATCCGGCCGGACTCGGCCCGGTCCGCCTTCAGTGTGGCCACCCCGGTCTCCAGGGCGCGCGCAACGCCCTCGCCCAGCTCCATGGGATAGCGCTGCACGAACCAGTCGAGATCCGCGCAGGTCATCTTGTCGGGCGGAAAGCGGAACGGGCCCCGACTCGCCTTGTGCAGCGCCGGAAACAGGGCCTTCAGGCGGATCATCACATGCGCGGGCGCATCCGACAGCAAAAAGCCCGGCCCCTCGGCGTTCATCTCGATCCGGCCATAGGCGCGCGCCGTCATAGCAGCACCTCGCCCAGGCTGATCTCATCCATGCCGATGCCCGCCAGCTCGCGCGGCAGGCCCAGGGCCGTGGCGGTCAGAACAAACAGATGATCCAGAACCCCGGTCTGCGCATAGCGCTCGACCTGACGGAACACGGCCCGCTTGGCCCGGGTCCGGGTCTTCACTTCCAGACCGAACACCCAATCGCGCCCGATGAAGGCGAAGTCGATGATCGAACCCGGCCCGATGCGATACTCACGCACCACGTCAAAGGTCCGGCCCAGCTGCGCCTGAAACTCGGGCAGCAACGCTTCCTGCAGGCGCTTTTCATCTTCCAGCGGCAGGGCGGTGGCCTTCATCACCGCCGCCCGGATATCTGCGGCGGTCAACATGCGCTGCCCCCGCTCCAGTCCGGGATCCAGCCCTGAGCGGCGAACAGCACGGTCACGGCGTTCCGGGCCTGAGCGGGGTTCGTGAAACCCACCCCCAGCCCGCCGGCCATCACCCAGTCGAGCGGACCGCCGATAAAGCCGCAGGCGTGCAGGTCCGGCCCCGGGCACACATATTTGCGGGCCTCGGTCGCACGCAGGGCCCTGACGCCGCCGCCTTCACACCCGCAGCACGGGCAAGCGGTCACGTCCGGCGCATCCATGCCCAGATCCCGCGCTTGCGCCCGAACCGCCATGAACAGGGCGTCAAAGCTCACATAGCGCTGCACCAGTCGGGGCCGCGCTGATCCGCAATCGGTGCGCTCAGTCGCCATCATCGCCGCATCACGCATGCGCGCCTCCCGATGTCTGAAGTCCGGCCAGCGTCGCCGCCTGGGCGGGCGTCAGTCGGTTCTCACCCAACGGGTCCAGCTCTCGCGCCAGCGAATGGGGGCATCGCACCCCGGCGCCCGCCAGCTTCACCGCCCGATCGCGCAGCACTTCCAGGCGACGGGCATGGATCGCTCCATCCGGAATGGGCGGACCGCTCGCCTCGGCGCGGCGGGACTGGTCGTATTTCATGATCGCGTCATGCTTGGGCGCGATGCGCTTGACCATGGCCAGAACGTCCCCCGCAGGCGCCTTGTATTCGCGCGCGATGGTATCCAGCCTGCGACACTCACGCGGATGGCACAGGTCCAGCGCCGCCCGCGCGGCGGGCGTATCGGGCAAGGGATCACCCACCGGACCGAGACGAAGGTTCAAGGCCCGCCTGATCAGAAGCTCGCGACGCCAGTGCAAAGCCAGACCGACCGACCGCAGACATGCGCCCGGGGCAGACCACAGGCTCCGCAACCGCGCTTCGTCCTCAGCGGCCATCCGGGGGGCGCCGCCCTGGCCCCGGCTATGACGATGGATCTCCAGCACATCCATAAGCGGTGCGGGCGCGGTCACAGGGGTGATGAAATGATTGCTGCAGAACGCCTCAACCACGGGCCGCGAGACCCCCAGAATGCGGGCCGTCTCGGCAGACGAGGCCCGCTCAGACACCCGTAAATGGTACAATCTGCGCACCATCTCTTCGGTCCAGTCAGTGTGACGTGCCATCGCGCGCCTCCGTATCTGCGGCGGGCGCATTCTGCTTTCGCAGGTTGGCAAGTCGGGCGCGGCCCGCCTCGGTGATGGTGTGAAACTGGCAGCGGCCCGAGCGGCGCACCTCGATCAGCCCCTCCGCTTCCAGACGGTCGCGAACCGTGGCGAAAACACGCCCTGAAGTCGAAAGCGCCCGACGCAGCTCATGGGTCAGAAAGGCGCGCTCATCCAGTCGCTGGAGAATGCCCTGCTCCAGGGCGAGGGGCGACGGACGGCGACGCGCGCCGGGCATGGATACTGGCGGACCATAGACCTCGGCGTCCGTCTCGCCCGCCATGGCCTTTCGGACAAAGGCGCGGGTCTCCGGGTCCAGCTTCCAGCCCATGGCCTGGACGGTCTCGATGCGGATGCCGAACGGCGCGAGCCGCGCCCGGATCTGGCTGATGTAGACATCCAGCGACTGCAGGCTCGGCTCACACCCGCCCGGCCAGCTCTCGATCAGAACAGCGCGCGTCACCAGCGCCCGGCTTCCCAGATGGCGAACGATATGGGCCAGCCCCGGCCTCAGATTCCATGCCGCTGGTCCGCAAGACGACAGCTCATCCTCAAACCGCTTCTCGGACTCGAAATAGGCCAGCCTCTCCCGCGCTTCATCCAGCTCGCGCCGAATGCGGTCATACTCCGACCGCTGCACAAAGCCGCGCGGGGCTTGGGCCAGGGTCGCGCTCATATCAGCGCCACCGCAATCAGGGCGACGCCAAGCGTCAGCGCGGCGACACAGCGCCAGCCGTGCGGCGTCAGCGGGATCAGGGGGCGGGAGAGACGACGGCTCATCGCTTATCCCCCTTCCACCAGTAGAGCAGGCACAGCCCCGCAGCGCCCAGGCACAGCGCCTCGATCCAGTCGCGCGCCTGCCCGTCGACAGCGCGGGTCAGCATCATCGCGCCCACCAGCAGGGCCAGCGCCTTCACCCAGCCTTTCAGGTCAAACAGCCAGCGCAGGAAAGCCGTGATCATCGCGCGCCCTCCCCGATCCCCGCCGGAAAGGCGTCATGGGTCTGGCCGTCGAGGGTGCGGCCTGCGGCGCGCTTGCCCACCTTCGCGGTCAGAACCGCCCCCGGCCTGAAGACGTCACCGGCCAGCGCACCATCCGCTGGTCGCTCGAACCGCTCCCCGGTCCAGTGCTGCAGCCCCTTCAGATCCAGCGTCGGCAGGGGCGGGACCAGCCGCCCTTCCGGATCTATTTCGCTGGGTACGTGATCGCCCCATTGCTTGAAGAAGAAGGGCGTGCCCGCCGCCGCGCACTGATCGCGCAGGCTTCGGATCCAGTCCGGATGCACCGGGCGCGCGCCCTTTCCGGACTCCCCGCCTGCGATCACCCAGTCGAGCCCGGCCTCATCCGATGCAGCCCCCGCCGCTCGTGCGATGCCCGGATGCCAAAGCATGACCGGCCCCAGCAAGGGCTCGCAGCTCACCAGCCGCACAGCGGCGGGCGTGTTCAGCAGATCCGGGATGCGCTCATCGGCGCGCGTCTGATCCTCGACGCTCACCCCCAGCCAGACATTGGGCAGCGGCCAGCGCGATTGCGCGTCACCCGACGTGTCGGGATAGCGCAGCATGAGGGGCGCATTCATCGGCGCCGCATCGCCCCGCCAATTGGACACACGCTGCAGGGCGTCCGCCAGCGGCGAGGCCAGCATGGCCTTGACGTCCAGCCCCATGACCTGCGCCGTCCGCGTCTCCAGATACTCCCGCATCCGGGCCGAGCGCTTGGTCAGGATGATGAAGACATGCTGCGGGCACAGCGCCATGACGGCGAAGACCAGATCGATCCACCAGTCCGGCGCGTCCTCATGGAACAGATCGCCCATGGAATTGACGAACACCGCACGCGGCTTGCGCCAGCGCAGCGGGGCCGTGATCGTCTGTTCCGGGGCATGGGCCAGCTTGCCCGACCACACCGGCCCGGCCTTGCTGGGCCGGGTCGTGCCCGCATAGTGCGGCGTGTTCGGATTGCCATCGAGCCGCGCACCCGCAAGGCGCATGGCGTAACAGTTCGTGCAGCCGGGGCTGATCACGCTGCACCCCACGACCGGGTTCCAGGTCTCGCCCTTGAAGCCGGGGATGTGCGTCCATTCGATGCCGGTGTTATGCGCAGCCATCAATACCTCCCGCGCGGCGTTTTCAGGGCTTCGCGCAGGCGCATCCGGCGGGCGATCGTCACGATCTCCCGCGTGCTGACCTCTTGCGCATCCAGCTCCTCCACCGCGCGACGGCGGCGAGACAGGCTGATGTCGTAATGGGGGCGCTCGGTCTTCGGCGGGCCCTGATACCAGTCGCGTTTCAGACCCAGCCGGTCCGCCGCGGCGTGCAATTCTTCAAGGCTGTCCGCCGTCATATGGCACATCTTCATGCGCCCCAGCGGGTGACGGGGATCATCGACATAGAGCGCCATCACCGCCCCTCCCCCGGCTCGAGCAGACCCTGCGCGATCGCGCGCACCTGGGCGACGGCTTCCATCGCCTCATCCAGACTGGAGATCAGGCCGGGCAGGTCATCGCCCGCATCCAGCCGCCCATTGTCTTCAAGCGCCTCGCCCGCCTTGCCGATGGCTTCACCCAGCTCCTTGAAAAGGGCGGAGAGCGCTTGCGAGCCTTCCGCCGCCGGGTCGATCGCGGGCAACGGGATCACCGTGCAATGCAGCAGCGCCGCCATGGCGCGCAGATGCACCGGCTCATCCAGAAACCGGTCGAACTCGACGGCCCGGTCAATCGGCAGACAATGATCCGCCGCCCCGTTCTGATTGCCGCTCAGACACCGGCTCAACGTCCCGGCGTCATAACCGGACACGTCGGCGAACTCTTTCCGGGTCGCGCCATGGCGCTTCAGCGCCAGTTTCGCAGCACGCCGCAGCGCGCTCCGCTCCCCGGCAGTGGTGATGCGGTCCGCGCTCATCGTGCGCCCCTTTGCTGTCCGGATTGATCGCCAATTTCAGGGGCGAGAATTGAATCGCGCGCCATCGCGGTTCCCGCGACTTTGGGGCCATGACCTGCACACGCCCCCTCACCCGCGCCGATATCGCCCGCCTCGCCCGCCTTCTCGGCCTGCGCCCCGACCCCGCCCGCGACCGGGCCGTCGCCCGCCGCCTCAGCGTCGAGCGCGTCGAGGGCGGTTTCGATGGCGGCGAGGTTTTTCAGGGTCCGCGACGTCCAGCCCGGCTCCTGCATCTTGCGAAGGGTCGACTCCCCGACGCCAGACAGGCGCGACAATCGTGAGCGCGACTGTGCTGCGGCCTGAAGCCGGTGATGAACCGCCGTTACGGCGCTCTCAATTCGGGAGGTCTGAGGCACAGAACACGCTCCGCTTAACCAAAATCGGAGCGGAGGATTCGCATTTTTTTGCGATCTGTCAACAGAGCGCTCGCAAAACAGCGCGAGCGCGGCGCGTGCTTTTGCGTGGTAACGAGACACCAAATGCTCGATTCAGATGAGAAACGCGAAGCTCTCAAGCGCTTCATGGAGGCCCGGGGCCTGACCGTCGCCGGCTGGGCCAAATCCGCCGGGATCCCTGAATCCACCCTGCGCATGCACCTTAAGGGCGTAAGCCGGAACATGCGGAGCGACACCGAGCGCAAGCTCGCGAACGCCGCCGGCGTTTCCGTCGATGCCCTCTATGGCCTTGATTATGGCGCGCCTCTTGCGAGGCATCAGGTCTGGGTCAAGGGATATCTGGGCGCGGGCAACGCGATCCAGCTATTTGAGGCAATGGGCGAAAACGAAGGTTTCTATGAAGTATCAAGACCGCCGGGCGTCCATGGGGACGTCAAGCTGATCGCCATGGAGATCCGCGGCGGATCCATGCCGCCTTGGCGTGATGGCGATGTGGTCTATTGCGAGCAGCGCGATCATGTGGACGTCCAGGCCATACTGGGCGAAGCGTGCATGGTCGAGCTGGAAGACGGCGGCATGCTGTTCAAGGAAGTCCAGCAAGGCTATGAGCCGGGCACCTTCAACCTGCTCAGCTGGGACGGCTCGCCCATGCGGATGAACATGAAGATCCGCCGGGCCATGCCCATGGTCGCCGTGGTGCGCAAGGCGCAGGCCCGGCTCTAGTCTTCAGACACAGCAGGGACAGAGGACGCCCGCTCCACGTCAGCGGCGGCGGTGTCGCCTTGCACGGCAGGTGTCAAACGATCCACGACCACCCCGACCGCTGACCAGACCGCACCCGCCACAAGACAGGCCGCGCCTGCTATGGCGTGCAGGGTCTTCATCTGCATCATTTCATAATTGACGGTCTGGGAATATTGCGGGGCGCTCGGCGCGCCATAGGCGAACAGAATCAGCAAGGCGCCCGCGATCACCATGAAAATGCCCCAGCCCTTCATGTGAAATTCCCCTTTTGAGTGTGCCAATTCGCTCCAGTGTAGATTTTCGGCACGCCCGCGCATTCGCATTTTTTTGCGTTTCGTGTTGACGTTCGCATTTTTTTGCGAAATGCTCCCCCTCGTTCCGGGCCCTCCCCCCTCACACCCGGAACACAGCCATGGAGCGGGGCGCGACACCACCTCGCGCTCCGCTCGCAGGCCGGGACAGAGGGAGACGGGAGCAACCCATGACGCAACAGGTCGTAACGCTGCCGCGCGCAGCGAATGAGAACGCATGTCCGCCGCCCGGACGCCCGGGCGAACTGATCCGCGAGGGCCAATGGGGCCGCGTGGTCGAGGTCAATTCGATCCGCCTCAATCAGCTGGTGGCCTTCACCAGCGGCGGGCGCACCCGGCGCGGCTATGTGCTGCGCTTCACCACCCGCCCCGGCGAACCCGCCCGCGCCCGCCTGATGGTCGCGCCCGGCTATGTCGGGGGCGGGTCTCTAGTCACCCAGCCTGTCAGCAAGCTGGAGGCGGTGTGATGGAGACGCGTATTCCTGAAATTGAAGCGGTCGAGCTACCGCCAGAAGTGAAAGCACCGCTGATGGCGCTTTCAAACGCCGCAAAGCGACTGGGGCATTGCCCTCTGATCGGGCAGGACGAGAACCTGATCGCGGCAGTGATGTGCTCGGGGCTTGAAACCACCTGGGATCATATCGCTCACGGCATCAATGGCCAGTATGCCGAAAGCGGCGTGCCCACCGAGGCGGTCGCCAACGCGCTCTCCAATTTCATAGCCGGTGTGCTCAGCAACATTGAGGACGAGGCGGTCTATGAACCGATCGCTCAGTCCCTGATCTCGGCGACGCTAGACCGTGACACGCACAAGATGATCCGCGCCATGATGGCGGAGCATAGGGGGCAGGTTCAATGACCCGGCCCCCTCAAATCATCCCCGTCTCCGAGCTGGCGACGCTGACCCTCATATCCACCAGCCCGCCCTGCGCCATCACGGCCTTCGCTGATAACGGCGCTATAATCACCCAGTCCGATGGCGACGCCAACCCGCGCGGCCTCACCATCGACCAGCTTGCCGCTCTGGCGCGCTGCATCCGCGATCCCAAATTCGCGGCGCAGGGCGGCATCGGCACGGGCAACAAGCTGGTCCTGCCCAATCACAGGACCGGCCCGGGGCCGGAGATCTCGGCGCTGATCCGCGCCGGGCTGATGAAGTGCGCGGGCACCATCGATGACGGCGCCTCGGTCCAGTATTACGCCACCCCCGTCGGCGAACGCACCCTGCGCGCCTGGCGCGCGGCGGCGGCGGCGGGCCGAGTGGATGACAGCCTGCTCGGGGGTAAGTCATGAGCACTGCGCCCTTCGCCCTCACCCCCCGACAGCGCGAGGTGCTGGACGTGCTGATCACCGCGATCGACAGCACGGGCGTGACGCCCAGCTTTCAGGAGATCGCCGACACCGCGGGACTCGGCTCGAAAAGTGAAGTCTCCCGCATCCTCGACGCGCTCGAACAGCGCGGCTGGATCGAGCGCCAGCATAACCGCGCCCGCGCCATCCGCATTCTGCGCCGCCCCGAGGATCTCGAGGCGCAATGGCTGATCTGGTCGGTGGTCAACGGTTCATGGTGGCGGGCGGATCAGGCGGGATATACCCGCGTCCTGGCCGAGGCCGGGCGCTATACGCGCCACACCGCGCTGAGCATCAGCGGGCGCGGGCGCGATGGCTGGGACGGGACAGCCGCCCCGACCGAAGTGCCAGTCCGCCTAGAGGATGCGATGGCTGCGGCGGCGATGGGCGCAGAGATCACGTCCGCCATTCACGCGCACGCTGCCGATCAGCGGGGGTGCAGATGACGGATACCCCCAACCCCTACCCGCCCAAAGGCGCGGATCCGCAGACCCTCAACGAGCGCCAGCTGCGCGCGGCGATCACGGGCGAGCTGCGGCGTGACATCAGCTGGCAAGCCCTGCGCGATGCGGTCGAAATCCTCATGAGCGCGGATGACAGCTACACCGAGAACCGCCACCGCGCGCCCCTGCAATGCTTTCATTGCGGCGTCGTGTTGCAGACCCGCGTCGGAGCGACTGTCCATTTCGGCGCGACGCCAGACAGGGTCCCGCTCTGTCTCGCTCCCGAGACGGCGCGCAGCCTGCTCGAACACGCCCGGCGGGAAGTCTGCCTCGCCCCATCCGGGGAGACAGGAGAGCCCGTCCGCCGCCTGGCCGCACTCATCGAGGACGCCTGCAAAGCGTCCCCCGCATCAAACCAGACGAACAGACACCCCGGCTCGGTAACCATAGAGATCATCGACACGCCCGGAATTAAACCTGTCCTGAATCGCGGGACAGTCGAAGCGCATATCAACGAGCGTCTGGCGCACTGCCACACGAGCTCGGCCCAACCCGCGCCGGGGAATGCGGAAAAGTGGCGGGGGCGCACATGACCCTCCACACCCGCGAAATCATCGCCGACTGTTTCGCTGGCGCGGGCGGCGCCAGCCTCGGCATCTATCTGGCGACCGGCCGGCATCCGGATGTGGCGATCAATCACGATCCGGACGCCATCCGCATGCATGTGGTGAACCATCCGGACACCTATCATTTCAATTCCAATATCTGGAATGTGGACCCCGATGATGTGGTGCGCCGGTTCGGCCCGGTCGGTCTGCTCTGGGCCAGCCCGGACTGCAAGCATTTCTCCAAGGCGAAGGGCGGACGCCCGGTCAAACGCAATATCCGGGATCTCGCCTGGACGGTGGTCCTCTGGGCGCGCCGCGCCCGCCCCCGGGTGATCATCCTCGAGAATGTCGAGGAGTTCCGCCACTGGGGCCCGGTCAGCGCGGACGGCAAGCCCTGCCCCGAACGGCGCGGCCAGACCTTTGACCAATGGGCGGACGAGCTGCGGCGGCTGGGATACAAGCTCGAACACCGCGAGCTGCGCGCCTGCGACTATGGCGCGCCCACCATCCGCAAGCGCCTGTTCGTGATCGCCCGCCGCGACGGCGAGCCCATCGTCTGGCCCGAGCCCAGCCATGGCGCGCCCGATGATCCGGATGTGATCGCGGGCCGCAAGCAGCCCTGGCGCACCGCCGCCTCGATCATCGACTGGTCCCTGCCCCTGCCCTCGATCTTCCTGACGAAGGACCAGGCGCAGGCCTATTACAAGCGCACGGGCGTGCGTCTGGTCCGCCCGCTGGCGGAAAAGACCGAGGCCCGCATCGCCCGCGGCGTGAAGCGCTATATCATCGATGAGGCCGAGTCCTTCATCGTCACGCTCAATCATGGCGGCGATCATCAGCGCGGCTGGGCGCTTGGCGAACCCTTCCGCACCCTCACCGCCGCGCGCGACGCGCACGCCCTGATCACCCCCTATGTCAGCTACGCCCAGCAAGGCGGCGGCAATCGCCGCGCAACCGATCCGCTGCACACCATCTGCGCCAGCACAAAGGATCAGAATGTCATCATCGCCCCGACCGTGATGAAGTTCCGGGCCGACAGCCTCGGCTGCAAGATCGACGCGCCCCTGCCCACGGTCACCGCCAACAGCCATATCAAGCGCCCCGGCGGCGCGGCGCCCTTGGGCGTGGCGGCGGCGTATCTGATCCCCCACCCTGCCGGAAAGCCGAACCGCTATGGCTGCGGGGAATGCGGCGCGGTCTTCCATGACAAGCACGGATATGTGGCGGGCGGACTCGTCACCGCCGAATGCCCGGACTGCGGCGAGGAAGACAATGTCACCTTCCTGTACAAACACCCCGCTGAGCCGGACGCGCTGCAGGTCGCTCACGTCGCGCCGCACATCATGACCATGCGCAATGCGGGCAAGCCCTTCACTGCGGCGAACGAGCCCACCCATACGGTGACGGCGGGCGGCGCAGGGCTGAGCCTCGTCGCCGCCTTCATGGCCCAGCACAATGGCGGGGCGAATATGGACAGCCATGCCGGGCGCGCCGTGACCCTGCCCCTCAGCACGCTCACCACCACGGCCAGCCAGCAGGCGATTGTCGGAACCTTCATGCTGACCATGAAGGGCAGCGACCGGCGCATGCGCGCCATCACAGATCCCGCCAGCACCCTCACCGCCCAGGGCGGCAACCTCTCCATGGTCGCCGCCATGATGGTCAAATATTACGGCACGGGCGACGGCCAGCATCTGGGCGAACCCTGCCACACGGTCACTACACGGGATCGCTTCGGCCTTGTGACCTGCACGGTCAAGGGCCAGCCCATGGTCATCCACGATATCGGCATGCGCATGCTCACCCCGCGCGAGCTCTATCGCGCGCAGGGCTTCCCTGACTGGTTCGAGATTGATCACGACGCCGAGGGCCAGCGCTTCACGAAATCGGTTCAGGTGCGCAGCGCGGGCAACTCGGTCTGCCCGCCCCTCGCCGAGGCGCTGGTCCGCGCCAATGTCGAGCTGCGCGACATCACCCCATCCACCCGACAGGAAGAGGGGCCGCTATTCGCGGTCGCTGCGGAATGAACAGAGAAACAGCCTATCAGTTCGCTCGCCGTCACCATGCCGGACAGACCGACAAGGCGGGCGCGCCCTATATTGAACACTGCATCGCGGTCGCCAGCTTCGCCGCCGGCATCGCCGCTTTCGAAGGCTGCTCGCCATCCCTGATCGGATACGCCTACACGGCGGGCCTGCTCCACGACGTGGTCGAAGACACGGCGGCGACCCTGGAAGACGTCGAACGCGCCCTCGGTGACGAGATCGCCTGGATGGTCGGGATCCTGACCAAATCGCCCGACTGCTCCCGCAGCCAGTATCTGGCACGCTGCGCCGCCACCCCGGTGACCCGCATCGTGAAGATGGCGGACGCCTATCACAACGCGGACGTGACGCGATTCAGCGCCCCGACCCGGGAACAGCGCCAGCGCTGCCAGCGGTATTTCGGCGACTATGTCGCCCTGCGCGACAACGCCTTTACGGGAGAGCGCGCATGATCGAAAGCACTTACACCCCCACGCCCGTCCCTATCCGGCTGATCTGCCCTGAGTGCGGCGAGCTTCACATCGACAAGGGCAAGTGGGCCACGAAGCCCCATCACACCCACGCCTGTCAGCACTGCGGCAATGTCTGGCGACCAGCTGTCGTGGCGACCGTAGGCGTTCGCTTCCTGCCCGGTTTCAAGAATGAGGATTCAGCAGATGACTGATGCCCCGAAAGACCGTTTCACCCTCATTTTCGATGGCGACATCATCGACTTCGAGGGCAACCCCTTCCACGCCGATACCCCGTTCGGGCGTCCGCAGGTCGTATCGGTTGGCGATCTGGCGCAGGAACGCGACAAGTTTGAAGAGGCGCTGCACGCTCAAAAGGCGCTGTACGCAGAACTTCTCAGCGCGGCGGCGGACCTCCTGCGAACAGACGGGAAAGAGGGGTCCGACTATTATGATGCGACCGAGGCGATCGATGCACGCGACCGTCTGCAGAACGCGGTGATGTCCCTGCCATGACCCGCTGGACCCGCAAACACTTCATCCGCCCCGATGACCTCGCCATCACCGAGGCGCACGCAATGGCCGATCACGGCCTCGGCGCGGTCAGCTTTGACGGCCCCGATGACGCGCCCGTCTGGACGCCCGCCCCGCCCATCGAGGGCCAGGGCCATCGCCCGGTGCGTCTCAAACTCTGTCGCACCAGGGGCTGGAACCTGCAGGCGGCGAGCACCGCGCTTAACGGTCGCGCGGCGCGCGCCGTCACCCGCCCCGGCCCGTTCGGCAATGTGTACTCACATCCCGCAAGCGCCTTTGGGTTTGAAGCCCCCTTCTATGGAGCAAAGATCACGCGATGGGCCAATGGAGATCCGCAGCGAGAGCGTCACGCCTTGCTGGTCGAGGCCTTTGCAATCTGGATTCTGGACTCTTATGAGGGCGAGAAGCAGAGCGATCGCGTCCGCGCCGAACTGATCGGCTTGAACCTCGCCTGTTTCTGCCCCTCGCACCTGCCTTGTCATGCGGACGTGTTGCTCGCCATCGCCAATGGCCGCGCCATCCGCACGGCCCTGCCCTGGCGGACGGCCTGATCATGAGCCGCGCCCCGACCACCCCTGCCAGCCGCCGCCGCACGACCGTGCGGGCGTCGGCGCGTGCGCGGGAGACGGGCGCCCTGCTCAACCCACCCTTGTCAGAGGCCGAGAAGCGGATGATCATCGCCTTGTTCGAGGACATGGCCGAGGCCGATCACCACGCCAGTCAGCGCCCTCGCGCAGCAGGACAGAGTTAGGGGCACAGCATGAGAGACGGGATCCGCATGCGGATGCGAGGCGCATCATGACGCCCGCCCTCTATGCCCGCTATTCCAGCGATCTGCAGCGTGACCAGTCCATCGAGGACCAGTTGCGGCTCGCGCGCAGGGCGCTCGATCAGGCGGGCCTCGCCAGCGCCCATGCGCTGGTCTTCTCTGACGCCGCCATTTCGGGCGCCGCCACGGGCAACCGCCCCGGCCTGACCGGATTGCGACAGGCGATCGCCCATCGCCAGATCAGCGCCGTCGCTGTGGAATCCCTCGACCGCCTCAGCCGGGACCAGGCCGACCTCGCCCTCATCGCGCGCGAGATGCGCGCCGCTGGCGTGCGCCTGATCACCGCCGATGCCGGCGAGATCAGCGATGACGCCGCCGGCATCATGCAGATCGGCATGCGTGGCATGATCGGCCAGATCTATCTCAAGGATCTTGCGAACAAGACGCGGCGCGGGCTCGAAGGCGTGGTCGCCGAGGGACGCCATACCGGCGCCCCGCCCTTTGGCTATCAGAAGAAACCGGGCGGCGAGCCGGGCGAGCTGGTGATCCATGCCGAGGAAGCCGCGATCGTGCGCCAGATCTGCGAGGACTTTGTCGCCGGGCTATCGCCCCAGGCCATTGCGGCCGCACTCAACGCCAGGGGCGTGCCCGGCCCGTCCGGACGGCTCTGGCAGACTTCCACGATTTTCGGCCAGCCCAAGCGCCTCAACGGCATTCTGTGGAATCCCATGTATCGCGGCGAGCAGATCTGGAACCGCCAGCGCAAGGTGAAGGATCCCGTCAGCGGCAAGGCCCGCATGGTCGCTAATCCCGAGAGCGACTGGGTCCGCCGACCGGCGGAGAACTGGCGCATCCTGCCCGCAGATCTCTGCACCGCGATCGACCGGGCCAAGGCGGCGCGCGCCAACGCCAACACCGGACGCGAACACAAACGCCCGCGTCGCGCCCTCTCCGGGCTTTTGTCCTGCGGGTGCTGTGGCGGACCGCTCCAGATCCAGGGGCGGGCCAGCGCCGCCCGCTATGGCTGCTCACGGCGCAAGAATCAGGGGCCCAGCGTCTGCGAAGGGATCGGCTATGTCCGCGCCACGGAGATCGAGGCGCGCGTCCTGACCGCCACGAAAACGCGCCTGCTCAACCCCGAGGCGATCCGGCTGGGCATGGAGGCCTATCGCCGCCGCCGGCGGGAGCTGGCCAGCACGAACGCCAGCGATCGCGCGCGCCTGCAGAAGAAGATCTCCGACCTCAAGGGACAGGAGACGCGTGTCATCGACGCCTTCGCCAAAGGCCACACACCTGAGAGCGCGCTTGAACGCGTCAGCCAGATGGAAGCGGAGCGCAAACAGCTCGAGATCCAGCTCGCCGAACTGCAAGAGGATGCGCCCGTCACCGAACTGCATCCGGGCGCGCCCGCGCGCTATGCCCGTATGGTCGAGGAACTGGAAGCCCTGATCGCCGCCGACAGCAATGCCCACGCGGCGATCTCGGACCGCCATCGCGCCGAACTCAACGGCGCAATCCGGGACCTTGTCCGGTCCATCACCGTGTCCAGAAACAAAAAAAGCGGCGAGATCGACCTCCATGTGGAGGGTGATCTCGCCGCTCTTCTGTACTTCAGCGAACCGAGTCCGCTTTCGATGGGTGCGGGGGTAGGATTTGAACCTACGACCTTCAGGTTATGAGCCTGACGAGCTACCGGGCTGCTCCACCCCGCATCAGGGCTGCAACACCATTGTTAAACAACAATCTGGCTGCAGAAGCAAACGTCGCGCTGTGTCTGACGACGTCAGTCTCGGTGACGAAATAAACGGAGCATGCATCGTGTCTAGCGG